TGATATTACTGAAGCAGATGTAATTGGTTGGGTGGAAGCAGCGCTTGGTGAAGAGCAAGTTACAGCTCTTAAGGCTAGTATTGATGCTCAGATAGCAGAGAAAATTACACCAACAGTAGTAACAAAAACAGTTGGTGTGTAATACCTATTTATAAGTAAATTAAATTTAATCATATAAAACAAAGTAAAATGGAAGATATAGTATTAAAAATTAAAGAAGACGAGTTAAAAGAACTACAAGGTAGGGTCAATATAATTAATCAAGGTCAATTGCAGATTGGACAGTTGGAAACTCAAAAGCATAATATGCTTCATGAGTTAGCTACTAGCCAAACTGTATTGAAAGAGATACAGGATAAGCTAGAAAAGGAATATGGTAAAGTTAGCATCAATATTCAAGATGGAACTTACGAACCAATTAAAGAAGATGAGCAGCAAGCTAATACGTAAAATTAGTATTGGTAAAGATTATAAAAATGAAGCTATGCATTACTCCGTGGGCCAAGAGGTCTACGGAGGGCATACAATTTGTAATATTATAGAAGAAGACGATAAGTACAGTATCTATATCAAGAAAGAAAAAGATGTTTTGATATGGAAAGACTTCAATAAAAACATGGCTGTATCTGTTGAATATAATCTACAGTATTAATGAAGAGTATTTATGATTTTATAATCGAACCAAAGAATACTAGATACAACAACACTAAGAAAGTTGGTGATAAAGAACTCATATTAAATACAGAAATTTTTAATCATCAATATGTTAGTAGAGAAGCAGTTATAAAACATTTACCATTAGCTATAGAAACTGAATTACAAGTAGGTGACGAAGTTATAATTCATCACAACGTATTTAGAAGATGGCACAATATAAAAGGTGAAGAAAAAAATAGTAGAAGTTTTCTAGATGAAAACACTTATTGTGTAAAACAAGATCAAATATATTCGTATAATAGGAATAAATGTGGTTGGAAAACACTTGATGGTTTTTGTTTTGTTAAGCCAATTAAATCTAATGATAATTTTGTTACAGAAAGAGAAAAACTTTTTGTAGGTATAATGAAGTATGTAGATCCTTTATTAGAAGAATACAATATTTCAGAAGGTGATTTAGTGGGCTTTACGCCTGATAGCGAATTTGAATTTGTTATTGATGGTGAGAGATTATATAGAGTTTTAACCACAGATATTTCTTTGAAGTATGAATATAAAGGAAACGAAGAAGAGTATAATCCAAGCTGGGCAAGTAGCAGTTGAGGAATTAATTAAGGTAGCCAAGGAAGCAATAGTTGATTCAGATGACGATATATCTGCTGATAGACTAAAGAATGCAGCAGCGACTAAGAAACTAGCTATCTTTGATGCATTTGAAATACTTAATAGAATACAAGAGGAAGAGAATATATTAGAAAATAAAGTACCTGTTGATACAGATAAGGATGTATCGTTTGGTGGCTTTGCTGAAAGGAGGTCTAAATAATGTACGAACAAACTTTATATGAGGTTATAGAACCAATAAAGAAAAGTACTATATCTAGACTCAACAGAACCAAGAAATGGGATTACGGTTATAACAAAGAGCATGATGTTGTTGTTATTAGTAAGACAGGCAAGATCGGCGATGTGTATAGCATACAAGGATTAAAAATTGCTTTGCCAAAAGCTGAAGCTATAGTAAAGTTTAAAAGCAACAAGTTCGAACCAAAAGAATATCCTAAGGAATTAAGTAAAATTAAAACCATATTTGATTGGAAAGAATATCCTAATGACTTCAAAGAGAGATACATAGAATATATAGAAGATGAGTTCAAAATTAGAGATGAAGGTTTATGGTATTATAACAACAATATTTCTACTTATATTACTGGCTCTCATTACATGTACTTGCAGTGGAGTAAGATTGACGTCGGGAAACCAGACTTTCGCGAGGCCAATAGATTATTCTATATATTTTGGGAAGCCTGTAAGGCCGATGTACGATGTTATGGAATGTGTTACCTTAAGAATAGACGGTCAGGGTTCTCTTTCATGGCGAGTGGTGAAACCGTTAACCTGGCAACAATATCCAGTGATGCACGCTACGGGATTTTGTCCAAGTCTGGTCCCGATGCTAAAAAGATGTTCACTGACAAAGTCGTGCCAATATCCGTCAACTACCCGTTCTTCTTTAAACCGATCCAAGACGGTATGGATAGACCTAAAACAGAGCTTGCTTTCAGAGTCCCAGCATCAAAACTTACAAGACGGAGTATCACGAGCACGGACAAGCCAGAAGATCTACAAGGTTTGGACACAACCATCGACTGGAAGAACACGGGTGATAACTCCTACGATGGAGAGAAACTCAAACTCCTCGTTCATGATGAATCAGGGAAGTGGGAGAGGCCGAACAACATACTCAACAACTGGCGTGTCACCAAAACAACGTTAAGATTAGGTAGTAGAGTAATAGGTAAATGTATGATGGGATCCACGTCTAATGCTTTAGACAAAGGTGGTGAGAATTTTAAGAAACTATACAGAGATTCCAACATAGAAAAAAGAAATAAAAACGGGCAAACAAGTTCTGGTCTTTATAGTTTGTTTATTCCAATGGAGTGGAACTATGAAGGATTTATAGATGAATATGGTCACCCTGTTTTTGATACACCAGATAATGAGGTCAAAGGACCTTTTGGTGAATATATAGACATCGGTATATTAGAGCATTGGCAAAATGAAGTTGATGGTTTAAAAAATGATCCAGATGCATTAAATGAATTTTATAGACAGTTTCCTAGAACAGAGGAACACGCGTTTAGAGATGAAACTAAGAATAGTATATTTAACTTAACTAAAATATACGAACAAATAGATTATAATGAAGACATATCAGGATCTTCAGTAGTTAACACAGGTAGTTTTCAATGGGTTAACGGTATTAAAGATTCACAAGTTATATTTTATCCAGACCCAAAAGGTAGGTTCAAAATAAGTTGGATACCACCTGCTCACTTACAAAATAGAGTTGTTGAACGTAACGGTTATAAAACACCGGGCAACGAGCATATGGGTGCATTTGGATGTGATAGTTATGATATTTCGGGGACGGTCGACGGGCTAGGTTCCAAAGGAGCTCTTCATGGCCTCACCAAATTTTCCATGGAAGATGCTCCTCCTAATCACTTTTTCTTAGAATACATTGCTAGACCTCAGACCGCTGAGATGTTCTTTGAAGATGTTTTGATGGCATTAATATTTTATGGTATGCCAATACTAGCTGAGAATAACAAACCTAGACTTTTATATTATTTAAGACGTAGAGGTTATAGAGGTTATTCTATGAACAGACCTGATAGAAGTTGGAACAAATTATCTACTACAGAAAAAGAGATTGGTGGCATACCCAACTCTAGTGAAGATATTAGGCAAGCACATGCAGCAGCTATTGAGATGTACATACAAGAACACGTTGGTTTAAAAACTAATGGTAATTATGGTGACATATATTTCAATAGAACATTAAATGATTGGTCTAGATTTGATATAAATAATAGAACAAAGTTTGATGCAGCAATAAGTTCAGGTCTAGCAGTTATGGCTTGCAATAGGAATTTATATGCACCTAATGTTAAAAGAGAAAAACAAAATATAAATATTAGCTTTTCAAGATATAAAAACGAAGGAAGCTCATCAACAATAATAAAGTAAAAATATGGCTGAATCAGTTACAAAAAGTTTTTTCCCTAGTCAAATAGCTAGTGATATTGAAAAGCAAAGCTTAGAGTATGGACTCAAAGTTGGTAAAGCTATTGAGAGTGAATGGTTTGACAAGGACTCTGGTTCTAATAGATATAGAAGTAATGAAATAAACTTTCATAGACTTAGATTATATGCTAGAG